GTGTAATCAGCGCCTACGCGCCGGCAATTAAGGCTTCCTTCTTACGATGAAGGCTAAGCTAATCCGGGAAGTAGGGGGACATAGTACACCAGACCATATCCTAAAAGCTCTAAACCTTATCCGAGAGAGAGCAACTCATATCTCTCGAAACAGGAACTCTGCTCCTTTGTTTTTTAACTGGCATCTTAGTGGGCACAACCTTGAGGCTGGTCGCACTAGTTGACAGTGGCCACATCGCGAGTGTGGGAGGGGGAACGTTAAAATAAAACGAAAAATCGGGCCCGCCAGCCATATAGATTCTCTCCGCTGTCTCATTGGTATTGAGCTCATTATGCAGAGTTTGGAACCATGCTAGCCTGCGGGAGTACTTAATACTACGCCAAGCGTTCACATCAATAGATGTATCAACTCTAACTACCGGTAAAAAACTAGTGGTAGCTAAAAAAGGCGCAGTAACGTCAATAACTCTCGTTAAATCAGTCCATACGTTTACCATCCCATCTTCTGGTCGTGCACAAAGCACAGCTGCCGATGTGTTGGTTGCTGGGGCATAAGAATCTGTGTGAAAACAAGCCATTTTGTTGGTTGTCTTACACAGAACCTTAAATTTCATTTGTCCAGACCAGTAGACAAATAAACAAGCAAGTTGATTTAGCACGCCTTCTTTCGCACTGCCCTGAGAATAAGTCGGGCAAGACGATGGATAAGACGCCGCACTATTGCACCAGCGACGACACATTGATGAAATGCTCATCTCAGTGTCAGTTTCATAAGGATAGGGTAAAGATTTACCCGCTCCAGAAACATCTTGCTTTGAAAATTCTGATATCCGCATCTGAGGGACGAAGGCTTCTCCAGGAGGAACGTTCGCCCAATTAGGATTAGGATTACAGAGAGATCGGAACTGAAAATCATCCCCTGCTGACTCATACAAATACAAGTCGGGCGCAGGAACAATATCTCCAGTACCAACCGGAGGTGAGACTTCTTGGATGACCAAGGACGGTAGATTAAAATTAGCCGTATATCCAGTAGGATATTGAGGCCAAGTTGGAATCCACTGGTCCGCGCTAAGGAAAGGGATGGTAACATCAACCCTTGTAGTTCCTCTAACGGTGACATCTGTGATAATCTCATTACCGAGAGTCCCAATTGGTGGGCCTCCACCCCAGGTAACTATAACGTTATACCTAGCTGAGATGAAGGGAGAGGAAAATATAATGATCGTATAGCGCAAAGATCCGCGCCACATACGAAAATATAAACTCATGTAGTTGATCCTACTCCAGGGTATAGCCCCGGCAGCACCAACTTGCCAAAGTTGTGAATTTCCAAATCCTGCCGTTAGCTGCGTACTTGCAACAAAAGTCGGCTTCGAGATTATGTCTCTCACGGTAAACTCCCTAGTTTTTGCGAATAAAGATCCGCTCCCAGCTGTATACATAGGAGGGGATGAAACTAATGATCCGAAAGGGTTATTCCTAACCTCTTGATCAGAGGGGTCGGAAGACGGATCACTACTTTTCTTTGGAGGGGAGGGTCTCTCTGACCCATTCATGTGCTCCTCAATTTCCTGACGGTGCACATCATTCGGGTTAGCTCCCCTTGACAACATTGAAAATGGAGTATCCATAAGGACACTCCCCAGCGACGATAAGTCCGGCATGTACTTGCCAGACTGCGCAAAGAATCCATCAAAGTCATCAACATGTCCTGCTGCTTCTAATCCATTAAATTTCGCATAAGTAATGAATCTTAAACTAGGAGCAGCATCGGAAGAAAGAACTCCCACGGACCCAAGTTGGATCGTATACAAATACATATCATGAAAATCTGCAGATGCATCTAACCCAACTCGGTACCAATCTAACCACTGGTCAGGGGTACGCCATGGAATTTCTGTAGTAACATCGTTCTGGACACTGTAATCATAAAGAACACAGTCATCCCAAGATAACTCTTGGGCGTTAGTCGTAGCGGTAAATAAAGTTGGAACAAAAGAGCTGGACCAACCTACTCCGTAGACTTGGGGAACGGTGCTATTTTGAGTTCGAACACTTATACTGTCCCACCTGATATATCGAAAGGTTTCAAGACAGTCTTGAATAGCATTCTCACTCAATAAGCTCAGCACCAACATGATAGCTGAGCTTGCAGTTGCTGACTTAGTTATGTCAACAACATCTACCTGGAACCAACGCTCGCCAATGCGTTTTGGCGTTTGATCCGGGTATGGGTTCCCAACAACCGGGAACGGAACAACAGACACTTTTACGGTTGTCTGCTCTTCATCTTTCTGGAACGTAGATAACCCTTTCTCCACTTGGTCATCCTTGCTCACGTCTTTTCCTAACTCCAACTCAAAACTGTTGTTTTCGGTGATCGAACTTACTTAAGGACTCACAACTCGATCCAAATGTGACTCCTAGAAAGATGGAATGAAATGTATTCGTGCCAGCAACGCAGCAGCCCATTCCAAGACTACTACGCAGATCACCTGCACTAACCGCAAATTACCCTAGGTAACGGCTACTCCTAGGCGGTTGTTCTTTTGCCGAAACAACAAACGCGCTTTCCCTGAGAAAAACATAACACCTCGGTTTATTACTGACCCCGGACGGTCGTCTTTTAAGGACTAGATAACCATACTGCTTTTTATGAGCGAAAGCATAAACGCCCTGGATTACGATGCCCTCCAGGCGGGCCAAATTTAAAATTTAGTCGCGTTGAGCAAGAAGCCAACGATCCGCATATTCATCATAAGTCTTACCAGGATATAAAATCCCGAGTTCATGACACATTTGGCGAATCTTGTCAGCCTCCAACTCAAAACGATCCTTACCATAATGAAACCATTCTTGGTGAGCTTGCTCTAAATTCACTAAAAATTGTGAATCTAGCGTATTCCCTTCCGGGTTATCTTTTGGTGGCTCACGAATCCAGTACACCATGGAGTAAATTGATTCTTCGCTGAGGGGAGCTTTAACATTGCCCCCTTCAACTCTAAATTTTCTCGCTAAAAATTCCGCTTCCTCTTTGGGTACGAAATCTGGCAGTTCTAATTTCTTCTGGGCTGTTGTATAAGTTATTCCAAAATTCTCATAAAGGAATTGCCCAAAAGTATTCATAGTACAAAACTTCTGAAATTCTTTAATAACTGCTGCCAAATTATCGTCCCCATAAAGGGCCAACGGCATTGCTTGCGAGCGCGTAAAATTTTCTAATTCAGGATGGGCGGCCTTGTGCTGCTCGACGACCCACATGAAAAAGAAGTTAAAACCAATCTGGTTGACAAACGTGTTTAAAAAACCCGTAAGCCATTGACCACTTGGATTCATAAAAGAGAGGTCATAAACCTCGTCAACAAGAACAAGAATAGGTCCCACCGATGACAGAAAAGCCGCTTGCACGTAGCGATATCGCTTATCTGAAGGTGAGAACCCATAATACGGTAGACAGGCTTGGGCCAGAAAACTGGCCGGCCAAGGACAAATAGATGAGTCAAAAAACTTCCCATCGCCGTTAATAAACTTCCAAGTTTTTCCACTAAGGACTTTCTGATAAATAGCTTTCCAATCAAAGCCATGTATATTAGTCCCAATAGCAGAATCACTTGAAGCGCGGCAACGTTTCATTTCTGTGACCAAGGCTCCGCAACACATCACTGTAAAAATTTGATGTGAGAGAGAGCCAATCATAAATAGTCTTGGAAATTCTGTCTTATCAATAGGTCTTGTCTCGTCTTTCAGACATCCAGCCACTACATGCCGAGGAAGTTCCCCTCGGTCTATAGCGTCGAATATCTTCTGAACTAAAATCCTTAGCAGAGGATGAATCCACTTTGTTTCAGGATCCCAGAGTTCTTTCCTAGAACGAATTTTTGGCATAGCACACTCAATATCATATCCAATAGCGGTGTCTCGCGTGAATCCGTCCCAAACTCCAGGAATGCCGAACAAAGCTTCTTCAATCGTCCACATTCTCACATTTCTAAGATCCATCCCTCTCGGGAAGAATCCTTCAAAGGCCTTCTCAGGAAAGCGATCAACAACTTCTTGGAACCACGACTTCATAGGTCGAACCGGGGCTCCAGAAAGCTTCTTTTTCGCATTCTTAAGAGGTGTAGCAACATGCCCTCCTTGGTCACCTTCAATCCAAGTCTCCCTAAGGAGACCTGGCGCTGTGGTAGGTTCACCATACAGCGGTTCTCGATTAAAATCTCCCTGAGCAGGAGATGGTCGAAGACGACTTTCAGAGGGTATGATTTTAGGCTTCGGTGCTTTTCCTAAATAAAGGTACTTTTCGTTCTGTACCATTTTAGAAACAGCTGGAGTGTCTATGGGAAGATACTCCGGTATATAACACTGAGCGAAGAACTTGCTACTTAAATCCTCCTGGAAAATTGGTGAAAAATAGGAATTTAATCCTGTTCTTCCGGTATGAATGCCAACAAGATAAACGACTCCTGTTGGGTCAGTCCACAAATAAGGCTGACCACAGTCTCCTGCGACTCCCATACCGTCAATCATAAGGTAATAAAGGTCATGATCAGCGGGGACATACTTATTGTTAATATAATGTTGTGTAATAGTTTTCTCTCCTCGCTGAATATGATGCCTAGTGACTTTCTCAATCAAGATTGAGCCATCCGGCATGACTGTTCGTGACAATCGACAAAAATCTCCGTCAACTGCCATTCTTTCCTCCATATCCTTAAGATTTTTAAAAAGTTTTGGTTTAAGACTCTTAAATGGACTAAGAGCCGTAGCCGGAAAATCAATATAAAAAAGATCTCTTCGATAAGGCAACGGGGCCACTACCAACTGTGTTTTAAAAGCAGTTGCCAGTATCCCTTGAGCATTACGAAAAGAAATTGAAATAAAATCTAAACCATACTGGTCAAAGAAGTGTCCTACTGTGATAAAACGGGATCCACTAATGATCCCGTCTGTATAAACTCGCTTATTATCAGGGTAGGTGACTTCAATGGTTCGCATGTGTTGTGAAAAATTATAAATTTGCTGTGTTGATCCGGATTGAACAACAAAGCCAGTGTTTTGATGAAGAAAGGACAATAGGGAATAGTCCCATCCTCCATCTCTTTTTGCTTGATGCAAATATTTCTGTTTATCATGATCATTTAACGCCAAAAACCGAATAAGTTCGGTATTCTTGACGATCTGATCTTCAGGCCACTCTTCCCACTCATTAAAAACAATAGTGTGAAGATTCTCAAAGCTCGGTTCCTCTCCGAGAATAGCCATTTCCTCTAAAACGTCCATAATTGCATCCGCAACCGTATCAGCATACCTAGATCTCACAAACTCCGTGAGATGTGGCATACTCTCCACTAACGACTTTGTTTTGAACGCGGCAACCACCCAGGCGTAACCCTGAGAGAAAGCTGCGTCTACGATCCATTTCTCCACGAGTTCTTCCTCGGAATGAGGATGAACTCCTCGCGCTTTCATACGCGCATCGATCCCGCGGGGCATGCTATGTGCAGCAACCCCACGAACTTTCATCACATGCTTATGGCCTCTTCCTAAAGAGTGACCATGCACGGCTCTTGGTTTTAGGCGACTATCATGTCCTCGCCCTAAGGACTGTGCAGCAGAGTTTCCTCTGTGCACTACATTATTATTGACTTGGTCAGTCAGTGACTCTCTCACCTGCCACTTTCCTCTCTCGTCTTGATACTCATAAGGCTTCGGCTTAACATAACCCGAAGCAGTCTCTCTATCACACCATTTAAAGTCTCCGAAATCATCGTAATACTTCTCATGTGGATAATCTTCAAAAACGACCTCACCGCCAAGACTCCCATGTACAGGAGGTGGCTTAAAGGTCGCGATCTTCTCTTTGACAGACTGCTTCCGATCTTCATCAATTTTATGGCCAACAGCCACAGAAATTCCAATCGCTAGTATAGACGCTGCTGCTCCAAAAACTAGCAGACTATACTTACTCATAAATTTTCCGAAAACATCACTATAATAATTACTCCATCTCGAATACAAAACGGATCCCCAATCTGTCCAATGGGAACCTCCCAAAAACTTTTCTTCTACATCAAACCAAGGTCCTGTCAGTGAAAACAGCCTAACACACTGCTTTCCTGTAAGAGAACATGGTCCATCGAAAGAATCACGGTAACGATAAATTCGATTAAACAATCGCGTAGTCCAATGATCTGGGCCATCGCAAATGCCATCGATAAAAAACGAAAATATAGTTTTAAAAAATGTTATTTCGTAGAATTGGTTCTTAATCACTTCTACGTCTCTAAAAGTTTTTAAAGTGTGAACTACTAAATCAGGGCTAGTTAAGAAAGGTGAATGTTTAACTCCTAACCTCCTGAATTTCTTGATAATATAATCCTTAAACTCAACGTTCACGCAATTATAGAAAAATAAATGTATATACAACAACCTAACCAACTCTTCTGCTTGTCTGTTAACTCTTGGGTCTGAATCCAAAATTTTCCTCTGAAATACCTCACAAAATGGCAACATCAGAGGAAACGACTCACGACACATTCGACTCACAATCTCACAGTGTTTCTCCTTATCTTCAAAAGACAACCCTGAAACAAAATGGGTATACTTCTGTTGATCTTCTACATACAATCCTTCTCCTTCTCCCCACATTGACTCATGACAAAACTGCTTAAGTTCATAATGAACAGGGGCTACAGTTTCATGTACTTTATTTATTGTGGTTCTCACCACATTCTCTGGTTCATACCACCAACTTTCGAAACCACCCATCATCTGAGGGATGAATGTTGGTTCCGACTTGGTTCTAGGTTTTGGGGGGGGTACAGGTGGACGGTTCTCCACCTGTGATGGGGACAACGAAGTAAATGTCGTTGTATCCATGGGTGTCAACTTTTTAGTTTCTTCGGGAGAAGTTGACTCAAACTCGTACTGGGCAAAACGTCTCTCGCGTCTTGCACTTCTATATTCAGACTTCTGAACTTTCTTCTCCTGAACTTTCTTCTCTGCCAACTCCGGTTTAAAAACTGGTCCGGAATATGGCTCCACTGTCGCTCTTGACTCCGTTACGTACTCCTTATATGAAAACTGTCTCATAAACTCAGCTTCATCTTGTCTGGTGCTTTGTCGTTGAATAATTTGATCTGCTAGTAGAGAGATAACACAAGAAAATGGTACATTCACGCATTTATCTCTCATAATAACTTCGTGTAAATTCTTTGGCAATCCTAAATAAAAACAATTCTGATATTTTTCAATATCAGGAATACGCAAAATAAAATTCCAGGCCTCATCAAAATTGCCTTTTATCTTATCTCCTTCCTTCCATGTTTTAAAATCAGCTTTTCTCCTAACTTCTAAATACAAAGTTCTTCTCCTTACTATAGCTTCAGGAAAAGTCATGTGAGACTCTCGTTGCAAATGAGAATCAGTAAAATTTGACGTTATCATGGCTAACATTGAATTGAAGAAGGCTTTACCCTTCCTCTCAAACGCCATATCCAATGGAAACGTACCAGTCTCACACGCAGTTAAAAACTCTGACAATGTCCTCTGTCTCTCCTGAGGATCTTCCTTCTCTAAGGCTTCATTCCACACACAACAAAACTGTCTTTCATATCCTTCCCAATACTGGGAAAGTTTATTCCTATGATGTGTGTGGGCTGGGCCATAAGGAAATGGTAACAACTGAGGGCACTCATCTCTAACCAACTCATAAACTCCTGCAACAATGTGAGGGTAGACTTTCGTCTTTCCTTGCCCGCTCTCGCCGTACAACCAGCAACAAACGGTTTCTATACGAGTGGCGTATAGATCTGCTGTTTGGCGATGTGCATCAAACAGAGAATTCACTTTCGCAAAAGCTCTTGCTAAACAAGTTGCTAAGGCTGGGTTCGTTCTTATGTGCAAAGTAAGGGGCTCTAATATTTTAGCCCGCTTATGTAACTGTTCGAGTTTTAGGCAAGTGCCTAAATCTTTATCAATCACATTCTCCACATCTGGGATCTCACAAAACTCTTTGAAATCCTTCGCAAACTCATCGAACTCATCTAACAACTTCTTATCTTTAAGGTAATGCTCTCCATAATACCAATGGTATATGTAATCGAAACTACTACATATACAATCCTCAACCGAAGTAAAAACGGTCGGAAATCTGCTTGCAAAATTGATGACTGCTCCTGCAGTCTGCGAATCTGTCTTCGAACACGCTGATAAAGCGGCTCCTAATGCTAACCCCACAACCGGTGCCAATTCAGACAACGATTGTTTCTCATACTCATACTCAAAAATCTCTTGAATCTTCCCAATATCTCTCTTGGAAAGATCACAACCCAAATAATCCAATGCACTACATAAACACAACGAAAAAACTTTCTTACACTTATCAAACATTCTACGAAAAATATACATAAACAATAACAACAAAAATATAGTAAAAGCTCCAACAACAACAAAAATTTTAGTTTCGTCTGAAATACTCTCGAAAATCGACTTAACGACTCCCTTGAGTACCTCATACTCAGCTATAATAAAATCCTTTATACTACGAAACAAATCATTCCCTTTTGCAATAGTGGTTGCTACGCCACTCATAATACGATTGGGAATTTCCTTCACTGCCTGGGTCACACTATCTAGAATCAAAGAACTAGCAGAATTAACTACTCCTTCTCTAACTGTACTATATATACTACTCATTCCCATCATCTGGGGTTCAAAACTATCTTTACTCTCTACATATTTATTTCTCACTCCACGAACTGATCGATCCCTCTCGTCATTAAACTGGCGAACGGGACCTCTAGGCAACTTTTTACTCTTTTTAGGAGGTTTTGCACATAGAGCAACTCCCTGTGATATTTCATACATAGTTCCTTGATCGTTCATATACTCTACAATACGTTTAGTAAAACGATTAGTCTTTCTCCCACAAAAAATAGATAAGAACAAGGCATAATTCCTTGTCCAATAAGTCATAGCGTCTTCCTGTCTGTAATTTTCAGTAACTTGTTTTGCTCTTAAATGTGTTAATTGTCTCCCATTATGAAAGAAATGATATAAATATTTATTAGATATTTTATAAGAAACGACTTCTGCGGTTACAAACCAGCACAACTCGTATAAAACTTCATTTACAGACCTGAAAGCTTCTTTTAAAACTAACAAGTCAAAGGGTCCCGCTACCAAGTGCGGATATAATTTCTGAATTCTATTTAATTCAGCTGGAAAAGAAACGGGTACTTTTAAAAATTGTACCGCTCTACAATAAGATACGGGCTCGAACTTATGTTCGAGTTTTAAACTATCATTTTGAGGATTTCTAGCCGTCCTCAATCGCTTATTCGGCTCTCCAGCAATGTAATCATTATTAAACTTCTCAATTTCTTCACAGAAAACTCTCTGCGTTTGACTCTTAACTCTTTCTATCCTTGCTGGATTTGGGGCGTAACTTATTCTCTTAATCTTCTTCTTATCCATTGAACAAATAATTGGAAAAGACCCTTCTGTAACACTCTTATCTACAACAACAACTTCTTTTCTCTCCTCTACAATATTACTTGGTGAGGTTTGAGCGTAAGCCACTGTTTCTCCAATAAATCCTTCATCAGTGACTAAACCAAATTCTTCTACTTCTAATGGAACCCGTTTTTGAAGCGAGTTCCACCAGGGCTCAAACTCTAATGGCTTAAATCCAACTTCTTCACATAAAACTAAATAAATCCTATATTCCTCAATCAAACGCGGATCAGGTGTCATAATACTATCAAATATTTCTCTCTCTAACCTCAATTTTTCCACGTCCTCTCTCAAAACTTGATTCTGTCTTAATTCTTCAATTACAAAAGCTTGCAGCTCATCTACTGTGGCAATATCATCACCATAGCAGCAAGCTGCATAATTGAGCAATTCTTTGTCACAAGCTGTTACTAACTCCTCTATGGGGGTCACCTGTGAACTCTGTTGCTCAAAGATAGTAGTGGGGGTGGCAGGCTTACGGTCCTGCCGACTCCCAGGAATACTACAATCTTCCTGGGGCGCGATTTTGTCACCGCTCGCGCGGGGTACTTGGGGCTTCCCTCCCTTGTATTCCATTTGTTTGAAATGACTAGTGGTTCTGCGAGATATTTCACTCCACGAACTCCAATGCCTCTTAGCCTGAGGATTTATTCTAATAACTATAGGGGAATAATCGCATGGACAACTCTTCCCTTGTCATTGCTGCTACATCTTCACGGTAATTAGTATAATCTACGTTATGTTTCCTCCGAATTGTGTCACTTGTTCCCTTAGGGGTGCACGTTATAACTCCGAATTAGACTTTCCAACTTCTACTAACCTCACGTCTTAGACTACAACACACTTATGTTATCTGAATCTTAATGGGCTATTGGTGATTGCGTAACTAGCGTATAAACTAGCGCTTTGTATTGTGCTCTAATTATCTAACCTCTGTACAGATGATCCAATCCGTCTTGTACAAAGTCATATTAGACTTTCGAAATTTGTAAATGATCCATTACACTTGATTAAATGCATGGTCGCTAATTTAAATCATATTTAATTATACAGAGGTGGTTTATACCTTAAAACCACAAAAACTACTTAAAACTAAACGAAACAAT